GACGTACTATCTGGAATTGTAATAGGTATTGGCATAGGCGTGATTGGTGTGATACTGATTATTGCATGATGCACTAGCCCGACTATGGCTATAAACTGGCGCTAAGTTAGCAAGAGGCGCGGGGGCATGTGACATAAACCGCAATCACTAACACCGTGTGGGGAGGATTTTGGCCCATTTCTGCCACCCGCGACACGGACACACAACGCAACGCAAAAAGGAAAATACAGATGAAAATCGTAGCAATCGCACTAACCGCATTTATCATGGCAACGCCAGCAATGGCAGGTAAGATCACAGCCGAAACATGCACGAGTATCGGACAGCTCGCAGAAGAAATCATGACAGGCCGTCAAGCTGGCGTAAAAATGTCGGATATGATGGAAATCAGCGATGTTCCCGAAATTCAAGCAATGGTGCTGGGCGCGTTTCAATCGCCATTCATGATGTACGACGAAAACAAATCAGACAGTATCCGACAGTTTCGCGAGTTGTACGAAGTCGCATGTTTCAAGGCATTGGGTGAACAGGCGTGACAAATCAGGCTGGATAGGGTAAGGTTGCGGCATGAATAAAGACGCACTCACACAAAAACAGGAAGCCTTTGCGCTTGCCTATGTTGAGACAGGAAACGCCGCCGAGGCGTATCGCCGCGCGTATGATGTCAAGGCCGCAACATTACATTCAACAATCTACAGCGCCGCATCGCGGTTACTTTCTGACGCCAAGATTTATGCAAGGGTTATCGACTTGCAAAATCAGGCCGCAAGCCTGTCTCTTTACACCGTCAAGGATGCTTTCACTGAATACGAGGCCGCAAGGGTGTTGGCGGTGCAGGAAGCCAACCCTAGCGCCGCCGTTGCAGCCGTTAAAGGCAAGGTTGCATTGTTTGGGCTTGATGCGCCTGCACGGTCAAAGACTGAACACACCTCACCAGATGGCAGCATGACGCCGCAAGCCGGTATTGATCTATCCAAAGCGCCGCCTGAGTTGCTGGAATGGATCGTGGCCCAAAACGATGCTGCTAACAAGCAATAGCGCGCATGAGGCCGAGCGTATTCGGTGCGCGCAATCTTTCGCATATTTCATTAAGCGCGCATGGCCGCATATCATCCCCGACAAGCTGCGCTGGAATTGGCACATGGACGCTATGGCTGACCATATGCAAGCGCTGGCAACGGGCGGCATATCAAGCAATCGCCTATTGATCAACGTGCCGCCAGGCGCGTCTAAATCCACCATTGTTGGCGTGATGTATCCTGCATGGCTATGGGGTCCGGGTGGGCAACCGTGGCACCGCTACATCGGGGCCGCGCATGAACAAGGGCTGGCCGTGCGTGATAACCGCATGACGCGTGAACTTGTAACTTCTGAATGGTATAAGAACCTGTGGCCTCTATCCCTAAAAGGCGACCAAAACGAAAAGCTATATTTTGAAAATGATGCGCGCGGGTTTCGGCAGGCTTGCGCGGTTGCGTCAATGACGGGGCGGCGCGGGCATACCATTGGACTTGATGATCCGCTTTCACCAGAAAAGGCCCACAGCGATAAAGAGCGTGAAACGGCGTTGCGCGTGCTGTCCGAAACCATCCCAACACGCCTAAACGATCCAGCCACGTCCGCAATCGTGATTGTAATGCAGCGCTTGCATGAACGCGATCCAAGCGGTTTTGTTTTATCCGAGGCGCTTGGATACGAGCATCTTTGCATACCAATGGAATTTGAGGCCGCGCGCAAATGCACAACATCAATCGGCTGGACTGATCCACGCACGGTCGAAGGCGAATTGATGTTTCCTGACCGTTTTCCGCAAATGGTTATTGACCGAGATAAGCGCGCGCTTGGCATCTATGCTTGGGCTGGGCAAATGCAGCAAATGCCAAGCCCATCGGGCGGCGGCATATTCAAGAATGAATGGTGGCAGTATTACACCGTTGCACCACGCACCGAATGGCGCGCGATATACGCCGACACAGCCCAAAAGACGGGGCAGCAAAACGATTATAGCGTGTTGGAGTGTTGGGGGCGAACATACACGGGGCAAGCGGTGCTTTTGGACATGCTGCGCGGCAAGTGGGAAGCGCCGGAATTGCTAGTCCATGCGCGCGCATTCTGGGCCAAGCACTCAATCACGGAAGGCGCTGGGCCGCTGCGCAAAATGGCAATTGAAGACAAGGTAAGCGGCACAGGCTTAATCCAGACGCTAAAACGCGAGGGCATACCGGTCATTGCAATCCAGCGCGACCGTGACAAGATCACGCGGGCATATGACGCAGCGCCAATGGTTGAGGCTGGCAATGTCATGTTGCCACGGTCCGCGCCTTGGCTTTCCGAACTGTTGGCGGAAGCTTCAGCTTTCCCAAACGGGGCGCATGATGACATTCTTGACCCCATGATGGACGCCATTTCGGACATCCTACAAGCCAAGGCCGCGCCACGCATCCGCGCGCTATAGCCTTTCACAGCGTTATATTGTAACATGCCACAAACTGTATAAGGGCCACCGCATGAAATTCCCACGCATTTTCGGACGCACTGAACAAAAGGCCAGCGCGACCGGCGCAATGATGGTAATGGCACCGGGCGAGGCTGTATGGTCAAATCGTGATTATAAAGCGTTTGCGGACGAGGCTTATCGGCGTAACGTGGTAGCCTATCAGGCCGTTAACCGCATTGCAGATGCCGTTGCATCCGTGCGATGGACGCTATGGCGCGGCGAGACTGAAATCATTGACCATGAAATTCTAAAGCTACTCGACCGCCCAAACCCTATGCAATCAGGTGCGCAATATATTCAAGCCAAGATCGGCTACCTGCTATTGTCTGGAAACGGATACGAGGAGCGGGTAAAAGTAGGGCAGCAAATTCGGGAATTGTACCAGCTACGCCCTGATCGCATGAAGGTCTTGCCAAGCGATACAGGCTTCCCGCGCGGGTACACCTACGAAATGAATGGCCGAAAGCATCAATGGGATGCGGACGAGCAAACGCAAGACTGCGATATTCGGCATATCCGCATGTTTAACCCGCTAGACGATTGGTATGGGCTTTCACCCGTTGAGGCGTCAGCTTATGCAATCGACCAGCACAACGAGGCTATGGCGTGGATGCAGGGGTTGCTGCAGAATAGCGCGCGGCCATCCGGTGCGTTAGTGATGGCTGGCGAAGCGTCTATGGGTGATGAGGCATTTAACCGCCTAAAGGCCCAGATGGATGAGCAATACACGGGATCAAAAAACGCGGGCAGGCCAATGTTGCTAGAGGGCGGGCTAGATTGGAAGGCAATGGGCCTTAGCCCAACGGATATGGGCATCATTGACGCCAAGAACGCCGCCGCGAGGGATATTGCTCTTGGCTTTGGCGTGCCTCCCCAATTGCTTGGCATCCCCGGCGATAATACATATTCAAACTACGCCGAGGCGCGTTTGGCGTTTTGGGAAGATACGGTCGTGCCGTTGCTGGATTGGATTGCTCAAGATTGGTCTGAATGGCTGACCGGCGGCGAATTGATGCTAAAGCCGGACCTTGACCAGATCCCCGCCATTGTTGAAAAGCGGCAAACGCTTTGGGACATGGCGGACCGTGCTACGGATTTGACCATTAACGAGCGCCGCGAATTGAAGGGGTACAAGCCTATCGCTGGCGGCGATGCGCTGCTGGTTAATTCATCGCAGATCAGCTTGGATATGGCAGTTGAAAGTCTTTTGAAGGACGAAAATATCGCCAAACTTGAATTGACGCCGGATGACATCAAAGCATGGGTATACGGTGCGCAGGCTAATTGACCAAAACCCGCGCCGGGAACAACGGCGGCAGGTGATCTTGATGGATCGTCTTGAAGATGGATTTGCGCGGCGCGTGCGTGCCGAGTTGGCGCGGGCCATGCGGGATATGCTGGACGTGTACGAGCATACGGGCGAGGTGCCATTAGCGCGTGACCATATCGACCGGCTTACCGCGCTTTATCAGGCAATGGCAATCGCGACTATGGCGGTGTTTGGCGGGCGCGTTGTGCAGCAAGGCAAGGATAGCGGGCAGGCGCTTGAGACTAAAGACTTCGCAGGAACAATGGCGCGGATTGCCTTGGCGTATATCGCGGGCGAAATGTTGCGGGCGCGGATTACGCGGGTGGCAGATACCACGCGGCAACAAATCTTGAATGCGGTTGACCGTGGTTATCAGGAAGGGCTTGGGCAATTCGGCGTTGCAAAGCTAGTCCGTGAGGCTATCCCGATCATGACAACCGCCCGCGCGGCGATGATTGCTCGCACGGAAACGCACGGGGCCGCTAACTATGGCGCGTTTGCCGCTGCGGATGAAACTGGCCTATTGCTTGATAAGGAATGGATCAGCGCCGAGGATGAGCGCACGCGGGAAGATCACGCGCTTGCCAATGGGCAGATAGTGGCCAAAGACGTGCCGTTTGACATCAATGGCGAGGCTATGATGTATCCCGGAGATCCGGCTGGCAGTGCTGCGCAGGTTATCAACTGCCGTTGCGCTATGGGCTGGGTGGTCAGAGACTAGCGCCCCGCCCTTTGTTATGTTATAACGTAACAAACCTATACGGGGCAGACGCATGATTGAACACAAACACGCCGCTTTCGAGTTGAAAAAAGAACCTGACGCGGATGGTGAATTTGAGGG